GTAAACGCAACGTTGTTATTGACGGCGGCCGCCACCACATTACTCGACAAGCTCGCAAACTGCACGTCGCTGAAAAACAGTCGATACACGCTATTGTTCGCATACGTATCGATCTGCAACTGCGACGGCACCCGATGCGTTTCGATCATGCGCACCTTTGCGGTACCGATCTTGCTATACGCATACGTGCCGCTGGTCGCTACGTTGATCGATGCCGCGTTCGTGCAGTGAATATCAACCGTGGTCGTGTTCGCAAAGTAACTGTTGGGGGCCGCAGCCGACACACGGTTCGCGTAGACGTAACTGCCTACCGACAATGCGAGAGTGCGGTTGTCTGCATTCGCGGTTTCTCGGCCTTTGCGGATGATCGTGTTGACTGTCTGTGTTGTTTCGATTTCGTAGCCCTGCACGTATGCTTTGCCGGCACCGATAGACAGGTAGAACGTATTCGCGTCACTTGGGTTTTCGTCAATCACGGGTACGAACGGGCGCACGACATAGTTGCCCGATTCATCGTACGTGCGACGAGCGAGAATATCATTCAGTTCTTCGGAGCGCACATATCGCTGTGAGGTGCGGGTGTATTGGATCTGGCCATCCACGACGCGGCACAGTTCAATGAAGTTCGCATCCGCATCTGTATCCAGTGTGCGTTTTGCTAACGTCAGACGCATGCGGAAACGATGCGCGCCAACGGCGCCATTGTTCGCGGGATCAAGCAGCGTCTCACCGACTACCGCATCCAACTCGTCGAGAATGTCTTCAGCGATCTCCAAGCCCACACGGTATGAGGGGGTGCTGCTCAACGCATCCAGTACAATCGTTTGGGGCTTCACATGCACATAGAAGCCAGAGACGAACACCACACCTTCATCGATGCTGGCCGTCGATGCGGCCGAGAACACTTCACTGTTGGTGCCCGTGGAGAAAGTCGCTTGCTTGGTAGCATCGGTAGCAAGCTGCACCGTGCCGGATGGCAAAAACGCTCCGGCACCAGCATACTTGAAGACAAGATAGTTATTGCTGGTTTCGCCATCGTCAACACTGACGTATTGCACGACGGTCGCTTTTGTCGTGTTGGCGCTGGTATCGAAAATGTTGGTGGGCGTATTCGTATCGCGGTCGTAGAAATTCGTCAGCGTTGTGGCAGGCAGCACCTGACCACTGGTCGCTTGCACATCCACAGCAATTTGTGCACCATACACACGGTCGCCATCACGGAACTGTGCGGTACCGAGTCGCTGCAATTGCGCTTGCAGCAGTGTCTGTACCTGTGTCAGTTCGCGAGACTGCACGCCATAGCGAGGGCGGAAGAGAATGCGATGAAAATCAAACTCTTCACCGCGTAACTCACCCGTAGTGGTATTCGCTATGGTGTAGTAGTCGTCGTAATATTCAGACCGTAGAATGTTTTGTGTGGTATTACTAATCGCCATTGATGCGCTCGTTTAGAGAGAATGCTGTTTACTAGCCGAACTGGAACACAAGCTTGATTTCTTCGACTTGATCCGGGCCTCGCGTCACCGGAGAACGCTGATCGACATACAGAATGTTCCCGGTAAAGAACTTCAGTTCCGGCAGCGACACGGTACTGATGACACCCTCCACACCCGACACATTGCAGGTGATGGTATCGCCGCTCACAAACGCATTCGCACGACCTTGATCATTGACCGCCGTCACGCGCACGACATTATTGTTTCCCGACGCCACGACATCAACCACAATACCCGTGACAACATACGATACGTTTGATGACACATGAATCACATCATCGGGAGCAAACACGCCGGTGTTGGATGTCAGCGTAAGATCGAACGTCTGCTTATAGAAGTTGCCGTTTGCGGCACTGCCATTCGCAAGCAGTGGATCCGTCAGCAATAGAATACGACGATAGTTATTGATTGTCGTCAACTCATCATCTTCATCGTATTCGAACTGGCCTGTCAACATGATTGCTGAACCGCCAAGTTCCTTTTGAGCATTATACCCGTGATTGGGATACGGAGGAATGATTGCTCGCGCCGTAGCATTGACTGCACCTGCTTGCTGCACGATCACCGTATTGACTGTCGTATATCCAATACCACCATTCGCAGGAAGAATCTGGGTAACTGCGTTTGACGTGATCGTGAGACTCGATGCATTGACGACGGCACCGTTACCGTCACCCGTAAAGGCAACAGTGAACGACCCCGCAGGATTGAATCCGGATCCATTTGAGGTCATAATGAACGGCACTGTCGTGGGTAACTTTCCCGGTACCGCGGCCGCAGCGGCGGACACGGTACCATTCGTAGACACCGGCATCCATGAGTTCGTCAAGAACTTGTACTTGTCAGTTGAGATGTCGTACATGTACTGCCACACGTATCCGTCTGCGGTCGCAACAGGAGACACGTTATTGCCAGTCGTGCTCGGTGCAACGGTGCTGTTTCCGCCGTTGTTGTTCCATAAGCACTTGTACACCTTAAACGGCGCATCCGTTGTGTCCAGCACATAGAAGTTATTGCTAAACAATGATGTGCTGGTGTCATCATACTGCGCGTAGACGGTATTGCTCGACCAATCGCGGCGTGGAATCACGTATGAAGTGTTCGCCACATCCACGCGCTTGACGGCAAGCATATCGCGCCAGTATTCGAAATCGACACTCTGCGTGTCTTGTGTCGGTGTTGGCGGGCTGTTATCGTTCGTCCAATCTTGAGGACGACCCACACCAAGATAGAACATCGAGGTGTTCGAACTCAAGCAATTTGCGAATTGCTGCGACAGAAAGGTACGATACTTTTTTGTATTGATACTTGACATAGTTGCGACCTATGGATGTTTCCTTTATTTAGTTAGACAAACCGGAATCGGGTTCCTCCAACGGGGCCGATTCGTCAATAGCAGCGTTCGCGTAGTATTCCTGTGAAATCGTATTGCTGGCCAATGTATTGATTGTCGTATTGTTCCAGTAGTACAACAGATCGATACCTTGTCCCTGACGCACAATCGTCAGCGTTTCTGTACCGTCGCGTTGCCCTGACGCATACAGATCGTTCACGTATGCTTGTGTCGGCGGTTCGATCAGCACTGTCGCTTGTCCATACCGACCATCTGCAGACGGGTATTGTGCGGTATTACTACTTCCAATACTTATCGTGCCCGGCACATAGGTACCTTCTAACGTCGCGACCACTTGCTGCACACGACCATTGACAAACAGCTTCAATGAGTCTGTGTGTAGATGGTTGTCGTCGAACGCCAACACGATGTGGTTCCACATTGTCGGGCTGATGGCATCATCCGACATGATATTTGTATTTGCATCGTTCGCCACTTGCCCATGAATCTTTCCGGCGGAATCGATGCTGAGCCAGAGCCAATCACGATCACCAAAGATCATCGCGTTTGCGGCAGGAATACCATCGCTCGCGTAGTACCAGATCGACAACCCACCACGGAACGTATGCGGTGCCGAACGGCTATTGAACAATACCGCATTCGCGTTCGCAAACGTGTACCGCAGGTATTGCGTCGTATTCGCAAGCAACACCGAATGCACGGGATACGTCGGCCCATCGTCGCTCACCAACGTCACACCCGCAGAAGCGGTCAGTGCCACAGTCTGCGCACCCGTACTCGACAGGTTCGCAAGTGTGGTCAATGACCATTGCATTTGTGGCGTGAATCCGTGCTCGTAAAGCGCATCGTCATAATCCATGCGCGTATCGTATTCTGCAGCACTGAAGAAGATACTATCTTCAGGCTTGACACCCGGAATTGGATACCGACGCGTACGTGCCACTGACGATTCTCCCAACTGAATAACGTACTCAATGCCTGTTGTGGGGATCGTGAGCGTATTCACGTCTGTCGCTCGACGATTCAATGACGAGTCTACGGGAATGAAATCGGTGTATCCGGTTTCTGGCGAAAGATCCAACACGATGTCGCTCACCAGCAAGTACTGACCGTATGGTCGGAACCCCGCAGGATGCATCAGTTTCAATAATACATCGCGATAGCGATCAAATGACTGGGCGGCTTTCACCACATAGGTATAGTCGTTATAGTAATTACCATCCTGCAGATACTTATCAGAGCTTGAGAAACTACGCGTGGTGGTAAACTGACCACTATACTGCGTCACGGCACCAAGCACCGCAGTCAATTCTGCGGTGATACCTGTTTGCCCAGAGGCCCGTTGCGCGGTAATACTGATGCTGTTTGCGTCAGTGTAAAGCACACCACTGTTTTGAATATCAATACGTGCAATTTGACCGCTACCCTGAATCACTTCAAGATCGGCATTTGCAAACATTCCCGCAGCCCGACCACTCGTAGATACCACGGTGTCGTTCGCCGTCACATAATAATACAGTTCCTGTACACGAGCATCCATTGAGTCAACGATCACTAACGGTGGTACCGCATACTGCGAACCTGCAGATGTCAGGATCACGCTGTTGACGGTGCCGTATGAGGTTTGCGCCCGAGGTGTGATCGTGCGCACACGACCCATCGGATACGTCGCATAGACGTTGGCACTGACGGTATTGGCGTTTCCGTAAATCGTCAACGCGGTATTACTCTCAATAGACTTCACGACGACATCATAGCCTGCAGACGCGTTTCCGACGCGCATGTGTGCGTTGACGCGCAGAACATTTTGGAACACGGTGTTTGCGCCCACGATGGTACTGTTGCCATGCGTGGTGACGGTGCCTGTTTGGGTGTTCGCGTAATCTTGCTTCACATACACGCTGGTCGTCAACAATCCCAAATTTGCCACGTTACTCAAATAGAGTTTCGTCGCATTATACGTGTGAGCAGTATTGCCTGCTAATCCACCTACGAAGTAGCCAATCGCGTTCGCGGTGATCGTGGCAGTACTGGTGTTCGTCGTCACATCAAGAGCGGAGTTCAAGACAAAGAGTTTGCCTGTTGTGCCAGAACTTGTCGCCGTATTGGTGTTTACGAAAGGTGTTACCGAAATGTTATCCGCAAGTATCGCGACGTTGGCTAATACCGCAGCACTATTCGTACTGTTTGTCCACACCCACGGTGTGTAAAAGGGTTTCGTGTCGGCGGCCGCATAAACTACGGTTAGTGCCGTATCAAGATCCGCACCATTGAGCGTAGTCACTCCGGTGGCCGCGCCATAGTCGGGAGAATCTAATGTGACGGTTGCGGTGCTGTTTGCAAATGGCTCAATTGTCAGATCGAGAAAAATTGCGGTCTTAGTATTAGTGAGTGTTTCTACATACCCGGCGGCGCCGTTTCCGGAACCGCTAAAGAACTCCACAGGTTCACCAACGGAAAACCCATTGCCGCCATTGACAACATTGACGCCACTGATGGAGCCATTTGTCGTACTGCGTACCACACCATATGCGTTATACCCACCACCAGCGCCGGGGCCTTCCGAAATGGCGACGTAATCACCCACCGCATATTGTGTGCCACCGGCCCCCACGGTAATCGCGCTGATGACCGGCAGAATGCGTGTGCGCACTTGTTCATCGGAGTCGATATTGACTAATTCTTGATCGTATGTAAATGCACCACCAAGACTTCCGAAGCGGAGCGTTAATTCGTAGACGGGAATGCGCTGACCGAATGACGCTCCCACTACGTATGCACTCACGCGATCAACAATTGCCTGTCCGGTCGACGTGATTACGCGCTGACCGGTATAGTAGGTCGTAATATCTGCACCGGCATGACCGTCAATCGGGGCACTGACTTTCAACGTAATCGGCGCCACCCACGTGCCGTCGGATGCCTTGAAGATATCCGTGCGCGGATAGTATACAGAGGCCTCTTCGTTGAAGAACGCACGGAAGAACCACTTGATGCTGTTCTCGGTGCCTTTTTCCTGATAGAACGTACGCAGTGAACGCACGAACCAATCCGTAGGTAGATAACTATACTGCGGAAAGTTCTTCGCGAACATTGACAGAAACTGCACACGGAATTCATCCAGTGTCGTTTGTGTGTCGCGGTAGTCTAAGAGTTTGCGCGCTTCATAGAGCGGCCCACCCAATGTCTCGGTGGTGGTGACCGCGAGATTTGCAGGCCCGAACGAAGGCACAATCGTGCTCGTCGTCGTGGTACGTTCCTGTTCGAGAAACTGTAGAAATGCCGAAATGAATTCTACAAACAGCGGATACTCGGATTCCACGAAATCCGGTATCGCGGTCTTGATGATGTTATAAAATTCTTGACCCGGCTGAAAGGCGCGCATAACTTATCGGAGCACGCCGCCCTGATAGAACCCTGTCGCGGTTGATGTTTGCGATTCATCAAACAGACTGACAACAATCGTGTTTGCATCGACAGTATACATACGGTTTAGAGAAGGCGTCAAGTCCGTCGTCAATGGCAGTGCATGAATCCAGACATCTACCGCATCATTTTCAATGGCTTCTGGCGCGAAATTCGAAAGCGTCATAACACCGGTAGTGGTATCTAATGTGCCGACGTTCTCGTTGATGACCACCTCAGAGTGCGTGGCATCATCTTGATACCCAATAATTTGGATGATGTTATTTGATTCGCGTAAGATGCAGTTGGTGAACACGGTGCCGTTGGCGGCCGCATAATCAAACCGGTGTGTTGATGACGGAAGAATCGCAGACGTAGTTCCCGACTTCAACAGCGGCCCACCGAATTTCACAACAAACGAATTTGAATCGCCGACCACAGGATAAATGCGCTTCTGCAATTCGATCCGCGTCAATGAACTACTGATCGCGATATCGGTATCGTCAATCGCACGTGTCAGACGAGAGAAACGGAATGACGTGTTGAACTTTTCGATGTTCTGTTCTGCGTACGTATCGATGGTCGCCGCGACCGCACTCGCGAGTTGCTGCTTGGTGCGCGTCGTTGCCCGCGGGTCGTATTTGACTTGCGTGTTGACAATCAGGTAGATGTAATCGGGATCGACAATTTCCGGCACCACACCCACGATGCTATGCGGTTTGATCGCGGTTTCGACGATCTGATTTTTCAAGACTTCCGTCAAGCGAATGCCAATCACCGGCTTGATCGCAATGTAGACGCGACCGTACGCAGGGCGTTCGAGTGCGTCATTCGGGTTTCCGTTTTCACCGCCGAAGACGGTGATCGCGGAAATACTTTCCGAATAGTCTTGTAGAATGACCACTTTGTAGTCATCTGCGGTTACGCATCGGTTCTGTGTGGCATAGGTGAGCGGCGCGAGATAGCGAATGTTTTCGATATCCTCATAATCGCTGCCGCCAAGGCTCGGCACCGTGTTCGCATCGGGGGTCGCGGTGACGCCGCGCTGCAACCCCGGAATAGTTGAGTCGTTGATACGGAACGGGCCACGAATGTTATTGCCGTCAAGACCGCGACTGATGTAGTAATCGACGAGCACCACATTTCCATTGTGTAAGGCTCGACCGACAACATCGTTGCCAAACTTCAATTCGGGATATCCGTTATACGCTTCGTTCACCAAATAGATGTTCGACGTACTGTTGGCCAGCAACAGATTTGTTGCTTCCGTGAACACCGTTGACGTGTTGCTCGTGCTGCTATCAAATACCTGTACCGACAAACGGCTAAAGTCTACATTCGCATTCGGAATAATGAACCGTTGCGTCGGATCGTTTGTATCCACCACAAACCGATACCGCGCTGGACGACCTTCGACTAAGGTAATCCCTGTACCTTCGTATGCTAAACTCGTCGCATTCTGCGTGAGTTCCGCATCATCGGTATTGTAAAAAGTGTATTGCGAATTCGACTGTAAGACAAACTGCGTGTTTTTGAGCAGTGTAATGGTTGATGGTGACGTATTGCTAACGACCACTACGACATTTGCATCATACGACGCACTGCGCACGCCATGCGACGCATAGCCGAGCATTCGTGCGTGCGACACGACAGAGGAACGCAACTGCGCAGTATCCAGAAACGCTTCGTTGACGGCCGATGAGAGATAGTAATTGTTGTAGAACGTCACGTATGCCAGCACGCGAGATAGCAACCGCAATCCGCTGCCGGAGAAGTCGTAATCGGAA